GGGAGCAGGCCAACAAATTACGAATAAGGAAAAGGAAGTAATTGGTATTAATGTTTCTGCAAAAACAATCAAAAATAAAGTTGCAGCACCTTTTAGAACCTGTAATTTTGAAATTCACTTCGGTAAAGGAATTCAGGAGCACGAACAGCTTTTTGATGTCCTGAGAAAGCATGGACAAGCCGAAGTGGGCGAACACTTAGTTGAAATAGCAGGAACTTCTTCTTGGAAAACCCTAAATGTCTTCAGTAAAAAGACAGGTGAAGTAGTTGCTGAAAAGAAATTTTATAAGTCCGATTTTGGAGAAGTCTTGTCAAATCCGGAATATAAGCCTTTTCTAGACGGCTTGATAGACTGCGCTTTTGTAAAAGGTGTTAGATCTCCTGAGGATTATGATATCGATCAAGATTCATACGAAGAGATGAGATCTATTGCTCTTGAAATTGAAGATGATCTAATAAACTAATGTCTAGACCTGTAATCTTAGTTGATGGTCTAAATTTATTTACACGTCATTACGTCGCGAATCCTACGATGTCAGCTTCAGGAGAGCATGTGGGCGGCATAGTGGGATTTCTTAAGAACATTAGATTTCTGTGTGAGAAATTTAATCCATCTGCGCTGTGCATTGCATGGGAAGGAGGTGGATCATCTCGAAGAAGAGCTGTAAGAAAAAACTACAAAGGAAATCGTCGCCCTGTTAAGCTTAATAGATTTTATGAAGATCTTCCAGATACATATCAAAATAGAAACTCTCAAATTGTAAGTCTCATACAGTTCATAAAGCACTTGCCCGTAATACAAGTATACGTACCTGATTGTGAAGGGGACGACATAATTGCGCATATGGCATCGAATACCTTTAGTAACGAAGAATGCATGATAATATCATCAGATAAAGATCTGTATCAATGTATCTCTAATCGAGTTAAGCAATGGTCTCCAGGCAGAAAAAAAGTTATGACTCCCGAATCTGTGTTAGAAGAGTTTGGCATACTTTCTAGCAATTTTGCGCTAACAAGAGCATTTGTTGGAGACGCATCAGATGGAATAGTCGGCGTGAAAGGCGCCGGTTTCAAGACCATGGCAAAGAGATTTCCAATGTTGGCTGAGGTAGAAGATATCATTTTGGAAGATATTTTTAAATTTGCAGAAACAAATAGTGTAAAAAAGAGTCCTGCGATTTATAGTCATATAATGGAAAGTCAAGCGCAAGTAATAGACAACATGAAGTTAATGACATTGCAGGGCAAAAACCTTTCAGCATCGCAAAGCTTAAAAATTGATGGCATAGTTATGAACTATGAGTTTTCTCCCAACAAGCTTGATCTATTTCGTTTTTTTATGAAAAACGAAATTAAAAATTTTGACATCGACGCTTTGTGGATTTCTCTAAAGTGTCTTACAACAAGAAAAAACCCAGGATAGCATTTTGTTTAATAGCGAATCAAAGCAGTCTCATTTTGCGCAGTATGGAAAGCAGTTCCAAGAAACAATATTTCACGGTCTAGTAACTGACCCTGTGTGGGCTGCGCAAATGGCTGAAGTCATGTCACACCATTATTTTGAACTTAAGTACCTGGAGTTCTTAACTGAAAAATACTTTACTTATTTTCAAAAATACAAGTGCTTTCCAACGATGGGTCTTCTGATACAGATAGTAAAAGACGAGCTGACAGAGTCAGGGGATGTAATCCTTAGAGACCAAGTCGTGGAATTTTTACATAGACTAAAGACATCTCCAAACGTTTCAGACATCAAGTACGTCAAGGACAAGTCTCTTGACTTTTGCAAGAGACAAGCTTTCAAAGAGGCTTTAGAAAAATCTGTAGAGTTGATTTCTACTGATAAGTTTGAATCTGTTGTCGATCTGATGAAAGAGGCTGTTGCAATCGGAATGCCTCACTCAGTTGGCCATGATTTCTTCGCTGATGCTGACGCAAGATTTATTAAAATAAATAGAAATGTGTGTCCCACAGGATTAAAAAGAATCGATGCAAAGGATATATTGCAAGGAGGGCTAGGCAGAGGAGAGTTGGGGGTTGTAACAGCTAATACTGGTGTAGGAAAAAGCCACTTCCTAGTTGCGCTTGGAGCAAATGCTTTACGGGCTGGAAAAAATGTACTTCACTACACTTTTGAACTGACTGAACATGCAGTCGGTCTAAGATATGACTCTAACTTATGTGAGATTGCTAGTAACGAAGTCCAGGATAACAAGGATTTTGTTATGGGAAAGTACGAGGATGCAGAAATGGGACGTTTGATCATTAAAGAATATCCCACAGGATCAGCTTCTGTTGTCACTATTAAAAATCACATAGAAAAGCTTGCAATGAAAAACTTCAAACCAAGCATAATCATGATAGACTATGCTGATGTTATGAGATCGACAAGATCGTATGATTCGCTCAGGCATGAGCTTAAGCTAATATATGAAGAATTGAGAAACCTGGCTATGGAAATGAACATACCGGTTTGGACAGCTTCACAAGCAAATAGAGACTCTGCTAAATCTGATATTGTAGGACTTGAAAACATGTCAGAAGCTTATGGCAAAGCAATGGTCGCAGATGTTGTATTATCTCTATCTAGAAAACCTATGGAAAAGTCGACAAATGAGGGGCGTCTTTTTGTTGCAAAAAATAGAGCAGGTCGAGATGGTTTAGTCTTTCCTATACACATTGACACATCGCAGTCTAGGATTGAAGTGTTGGATCAGCAGCATTTGACTCTGGCAGAAGCGACTAGTCAAGATGCATCTTCAATGAAAAACCTGTTGAAAGAAAAATGGAAAGAAGTGAGTGGACAATGACAAATAAAAAAAATACATATGACGATGCCATCAAGGATTCAAGCAGCTATTTTGGAGGAGATGAATTAGCTGCAAGTGTATTTGTTACGAAGTACGCGCTTACCGGTAAAAAAGGCGCAATCAAAGAAACAAATCCGAGCCAGATGCATCGAAGACTTGCAAAAGAATTTGCGAGGATAGAGTCCAAATATAAGAATTCGATGACAGAGAATGAGATTTACGATCTTTTAGCAAACTTTAAATACATTGTTCCGCAAGGCTCACCAATGTCGGGTATTGGTAATAAAGACCAGTTCCAGTCTCTGTCAAATTGCTTTGTTGTTGATTCTCCAAGAGACTCATATGGTGGAATTTTAAAGACGGATCAGGAACAAGTTCAAATAATGAAAAGACGCGGCGGCGTCGGGTTTGACATATCCTCAATAAGACCTTCAGGTCTAAGAACTTCAAATGCTGCCAAAACAACTGACGGTATTGGCGTCTTCATGGAGAGGTTTTCAAATAGCTGCAGAGAAGTAGCACAGGGCGGCCGCCGCGGAGCTTTAATGCTTACAATCTCAGTGCACCATCCTGATATTGAAACTTTTATTAATATCAAGAGGGATTTGTCAAAAGTAACAGGCGCCAATATTTCGATTCGTCTTACTGATGAGTTTATGGAGGCAGCTAAGGCTAATGAAGATTTTGAATTAAGATTTCCTGTTGACAAAGAGTCAGAGCGCGTAGTAACACGTCAAGCTTCTGCTCAGAAAATTTGGAACAACATCATCGAGTCAGCTCATGCGTCAGCTGAGCCCGGTTTGTTATTTTGGGATAATGTGCTAAAGTATACACCTGCCCAGATTTATGCAAACGAAGGGTTTGACACAATTAGCACTAACCCATGCAGCGAAATAACGTTATCTGCCTATGATAGCTGCAGGCTTCTTTTGCTAAACTTGACTTCATTTGTCAAGGATCCGTTTAAGAAAAATGCAGAGTTTGATTTTGAACTTTTTGATAACTATACACAAAAAGCCCAAAGACTAATGGATGACCTGGTTGATCTAGAGGTTGAGTGCGTTGACAAGATAATTCAAAAAATTAAAGATGATCCTGAGGACGAAGATGTTAAGTTTACTGAACTCAACATGTGGAACAAAATTAGAAAGGCAGCACTTACAGGTAGAAGAACTGGGCTTGGACTTACAGGCCTAGGTGATACTATTGCAATGGTAGGTCAAAGGTATGGTTCTAAGGAGTCTATAGCGACTACTGAAAAGATCTACAAGACATTGGCACTTTCTGCGTATCGATCATCTTGTAAGCTTGCGGAAGAAAGAGGATCTTTTGATGTGTATGACTATGAAAAAGAGACAGGTCATCCGTTTATACAGCGCTTGTTTGAAACAGATCCAGAATTACAAGTCCTGCATCAAACGCATGGAAGAAGAAATATAGCGCTGACAACAACAGCTCCATGCGGAAGTGTCTCAATGCTTACTCAGACAACCTCTGGAATTGAACCTCCTTTTATGCTCAAATATACGAGAAGAAAGAAAATCAACCCCAATGATCCGGACGCTTCAGCAGACTTTATTGATGACTTAGGCGATAAGTGGCAAGAGTATACAGTATACCATCATGGCTTTAAGAAGTGGATGGAGATTACGGGCCTTCAAGATATCGAAGATAGCCCATATTACCTGTCAACAGCCAACGAAATAGATTGGGAATCTGCAGTAGATGTTCAGGCTGCGGCTCAAAAATGGGTTTGTCATGCAATTAGCAAGACCATTAACTTGCCGTCCGACGTTACAACTGACGATGTAAAGAAGGTCTACTGGAGAGGCTGGGAAAAGGGTTTGAAGGGAATTACAGTGTATAGAGACGGAAGTCGTTCAGGCGTACTGGTAAGCACTGAAAAAGAAAAAGACCCACAAGATGACTTCTTTGAAAGAACAGCACCAAAACGGCCTGAAGAGCTTGAATGTGATATTCACCAAGCTACTATTAAGGGCAGTAGATGGACAATATTAGTAGGCCTCCTTGACGGCAAGCCATACGAAGTGATCGGTGGCCTGTCTGACTTTGTCGAGATTTCTAAAAAGTTCTCAAAAGGAAAAATTGTAAAGCGCCCAAGAAAAACTACAAATTCTCTTTATGATCTTTACTTCGGAGAGCCAGACAATGAAACAGTTGTCAAAGATCTTGTACGTGTTTTTGACAACCCTAACTATGCTGGGTTTACCAGAACAATCTCACTAGCATTACGTCACGGTGCACCGGTGCAATATCTAGTAGAGCAATTACAAAAAGATAAGGACTCTGATATGTTTAGCTTTTCTAAGGTCGTAGGAAGAACTCTTAAAAAGTACATTGCAGACGGAACAAAACATGGCACAAAAATATGCACAGAGTGCGGTGCCGAAGGATCTTTAATTTATCAAGAAGGGTGTGTTACATGCGCGAGCTGTGGCTACTCAAAGTGCAGCTAAAGGAAAAAAATGATTCACAAAATAACAGTATCGAGTTTGATCAAAGAAGTTGAGCTAAGAAAAAATCCTGTAATATCTAGAGTAAATGAGTTTACAGAAGACTCTGCTAAGAAGTTTCATGCAGAGATAGCTCAAGCCCATAGTACAGGACAGAAGGTAATACCGGTAGTCATTGATTCATATGGTGGGCAAGTATATAGCTTAATGGCAATGATATCTGCTATCAAACATTCAGAAATACCGATTGCAACAATAGTTCAAGGCAAGGCTATGAGTTGCGGAGCTATCTTATTTTCTTTTGGTGAAGATGGATTGAGGTTCATGGATCCGAATGCTACCGTGATGATACACGATGTCAGTTCTATGGACTGGGGAAAAGTAGAAGAGCTCAAGGCGGGTGCAGCTGAAGCAGACCGGCTAAACAAAAAGATCTATACGATGATGGCTAGAAATTGTGGAAAGAAGGACGACTACTTCATGAAGCTTGTTGACAAAAAGAAGCATGCTGACTGGTTCCTTGAAGCTGAAGAGTGCAAAAAGCATGGATTAGCAAACCAACTAAGAGTGCCTAAAATGACGATAGATGTATCAGTTGACATTGAGCTCGAATAACTCGAGGCACCTTATATTTAATGAGAGAGGGTATTAGTTAACTATTAGCACCCGTTGTGTACAATTGCTTGTTAGTTTAAGTTAGTTGAGTATAGAGTGACTGCAATACGTGTTATAAGCCCGTCTGGGTCTAATGGATCAATACAGTTTAAGACGGGAGGTGAGTTTGACGGAGACGCAGCTTTAACCTTTGCAGGATCCACAAAAAGACTTACACTCTTAGGCACAGGAAGTTTCTCAGCACTTTCAGGATCACTTACTCAACTAGAAAATGGTGATCCATATCTTCATGCAGGTGCCAATATTAGTCTTGCAACAGGCTCGGATGGATCGATTACAATTGCAGCATCAGGTGGAGGAGGCTCCACAATCGGAAACGCCGAAGACGGGTCTTACACTGACGGTCTATTTACAGATTTTATATCCTCTACAACAATAGGCACAGCAGTTGATAGATTTAATGAAATCTTAAAGCTCTTAGTTCCATCACCAGCGCCTGACTTAGACGACTTAGACGTTAATTCTGATGGAGTTGACGCCAAGCTTTCTTTTGGGGCAAGTAATAACCAGGCTGCAGCTTCACCGCCATATGTAACTGTTGCAAATACAGCAGGTTTAGCTGCAGCAGTTGATGTAAACAGTGACTATTTAACAGCAAATAGTAGCAACAATCTTAGAGCAGCTGTATTTAATGGCGCCACAGACATAATAGGTGACTTGAACGAGGACGTCGCACAAAATCTAACATCGCCAAGTAATCGAGTAAATTTTCCTGCCAACTCCTTTGGGAATGCAGAAATTGGATCCTTGATTTTAGAAGTAAATGGTGCAGATTTATACACCCTAGACCTTACAAACAACGGAACCGGTACAGGTAATCCTGGATCGGGGTCTGGCAACCATGTAAACGGAAACGGCTCAGGATTCATCAACGTATCTGTAAAAGATTCCGGAGAGTTTGATAGTGGCACAACTTTTCCAACATTTCAGCATCGAACAGGTCAATATAAAGTTGCAGCAGCAGATCAAAGAAACGGGTGGAATTATGTTAGAGTTAAGCACAACAAAGGGGCAACTACGGTTAACTCAAACTATGTTGAATGGGTAAATGATAATAACAACGATGCGCTTAGTGTTGCAAACAATACGTTGACATTTGCAGGACAAGGAAGCACACATCTATCAGGTGTCGAGTACTTTACGTCGGGCCAAGGAAGATATCAGGTTCATGTCAACAATTCTTACAAGTATGTCTATGACGGCAATAATATTACATTCACAACCTCAAACGCAGGCACAACCCAAAACATAACATATAATGCAGCTGCTCTTGCAAAACCCAGTATCAATACCGGCGGAGGCGAAACTCACACCAAGCAAATTCAAATTGACCAAACAGATAATATTTCAGGTGACTATATACTTGGAGGATCTGTGACATGCGGTGTAAATGTGACGCATCCCTTGAAAGCAAATTTAAATAACTCGGGACAAGCAACAGCCTCTGGAATATTGATGTACAACCTGGGCAATACGTCCACAGATGTGGCTGAGACTTTCCAGAGAGAAAACTATCGAATACAATCAGATACGTATGCGACTCAGGCTAGCGTAACTGACGCTTCTAATGTCTGGAACTCACAAACAGCTATGTTGGGAGGTCAAGCAGGTCATGACGATGGTTTGCAATTTTTCAATAAAACGTTAGTGTCCCCTTTGAACTCTTTGAATTCAGGAGATTTTAGAGATAATGGAGATGGCGGACCATTAACAACATCACCCACATCAAATGTTAATTATTCTGGCATCTCGGGGGATCGAACTTTCTATAGAAGGTTTCGAAACACATCAGGGGCAACTGCATATGACTTAAGCATAACAATCCAGGGAACTGGAACGATTATTGCAAACAACGCTGCACTTAACGGCAATAAACTAAAAGTCTTTTTAAAGTTGCCACAAACTTCTGCGGGTAATGAAACAGGATTTCTAGATGTTGCCGGAGAATTTGTATCCGGATCGATTGCCAATAATAATGGCGGTCACACAGCAAACGGATCTTTGTCATTTGACAGCAGCTTAAACGCAACAAACTACATTGTTTTGGGCACAGCAGGAATACAGAACAATGACTATGTAGTTCTTAAGATTATTGCAAATGCTTCATGGACAGGCAATATATCCAACATTTCAGTCTCTTTTGGCGCCGGCACCGGCACAATCACAGCAGTTCCTGATTTAGACGATATTGACTGCAATGATACGGGAGTTACAGCGAAACTATCATTTGGTTCTTCTAAGTCCATCGCAGGGTATACAAACTCAGGTACAGCAGCAGGTTTTTCTGCGGTCAATGTTAATGGAGCCTACGCCGTTTCAACAGCTGGAAACAATTTAAGAAGAGCTGTTTTTAACATGTCAACAGTCATTGAAGGTGATCTCAATGAGGATGTTGCAGCAAATGCTCCTGACTATGTTGCAAATGCCTTTTCTGATGCGAATCAAGGGACACTTAAGCTAGAGGTAAATGGGGCAGTCATACATCAGCAGTCATTGGCCGGTGCATTCAACGCTACAGGCGCCGGCGAACCGGGTTCTGGTTCTGGAACTTCTGTTGATGGCGATGGTTCTGGGTTTATAAATTTAAGTGTCTGGCGCCCGGCAGAGTTTGACAATGAGATTCCATACTATCCGGAAATCTACAGAACAGGGAAATTTAGAGTCACAGCAGCTAGTCAAAGAAATGGCTGGAATTACGCACGTATCATACACACAGTTGGGGGTGCAGACAGAACCACTAACTATGTTGAGTGGGTAAATGATAATGACGCTAATGCGCTTACAGCATCATCTTCTGAAGCACTAGCATCTTTCACAGATGATACTCTAAATCACCTAAGTGGTGTAAAGTATTTTACGCAGCCAACAGCAGTATATTCTGCTACAATTTCTAATATATATAAAAATGTATACTCAAATTCTGCCAGTGCCATTTCGTTTACAGCGCTGGCTAATGCAACTGGAACAAGGATACAGCAATCAGGGGCAGGGTTATCTGGCGCAAAAAATACAGCTTCAGCTACAGATAGCTTGCAAACGCTTTCAACAAATGCAAATTCACAAAATCAGACCTTGACTGTGCAAG